CACCGACCTTGGCAATATTCCGAGCCGACAGAGCTTGAGTGACATACTCAAACCACGTGCAGACAATGGCGACCAAGGTGGATTCTTGCCACCCAACCCGCGGCCACCAGGAAAATAAGGAGAACCAAAATTCAAAGCTTCTTTTATGATGCGCAGATCCGTAGATTTCTGTTGCAGTTTACACGGATGATCAGCAATTTTCAAATTGAATATGGCAACGAAACTGATGGAGTAAACAAGGCTGCACTGATTCGTGTGCCAGTTCGCTACGGCGATGCCAGTCGCAATGCACAGGTGATCCTGCAGGAGAATTCAAGAAATTCAATGCCAGCCAGTCCCTTGATGACTTTTTATATTTCAAGTCTCACCTACGATCGCCCCAGAATGCAGGATCCAACCTTTGTGAGCAAGATCAATGTGCGTCAACGTACCTATGACACTGACACCGAAAGCTACGAAACCACACAAGGCAATGCGTTTTCAATTGAAAGACTAATGCCAGTGCCGTACAAGATGGGTATTAATCTGGACTTCTGGAGCAGCAACACCAATCAAAAGTTTCAGATGTTTGAACAAATTTCTACCCTGTTCAATCCCAGCTTGGAAATACAAAGCACAGACAACTACATTGACTGGACCAGTCTAACAGTGGTTGAACTAGAAGATATCACGTTCACATCAAGAAGCATACCAATGGGCGCAGACAATCCCATTGACATGATGACTTTCAAATTCAACATACCAATCTGGATCAGTTCTCCAGCCAAGGTCAAGAAACTGGGTGTGGTAGAACGTGTGATTGCCAGCATCTATGACGCACAAGGAGACTTGAACAATGCAGTATCTGACAACGACCTGTTGTTGGGCACCCGACAAGTGATTACTCCGTTCAACTGGGCTGTGGTCCTTACAAGGTACAATGCCTGCAACAGGTCAGCTTGCCCCAGGAACCAGGCAACGACACGCTGACTCCGCCAGAAATTGTGGCGGACAGCAATCTGTTGTGGGCTGCTGTGATTGGCACCTATGGTGTGTTGCGTCCAGGAATCAGTCAACTGCGACTGCTGCAAGAAGATGGCACAGAAGTGATTGGCACAATTGCACAGGACCCCAACGATGATCGCTTTGTGATCTTTGATGTGGACACTGACACAACACCGCAGAACACCCTTGATCCTATTGACGCTGTGATCAATCCCTTGGTAAGTGGACCGCAAGACGGCTTGGATTCTGCCATGGACGGACAGCGTTACTTGCTGACTGAAGCCACCGGTGATGAGAGCAATCTTGCTCCTGCTGTGGCCTGGCTGGGTGCAAATGGTCGACAACTGATAGCTGAAGCCAATGACATTATTCAGTATTCAAACAACTACTGGCGTGTGGCATTTAGATCTGCTGACGCAGCGGCCGGACAGTATGTTACCAACATGACCACTGGCATACAGTATGAGTGGAATGGTGACGCCTGGGTCAAAAGCTATCAAGGTGTCTATCCTGGCGGTGTCTGGAGTCTTGTGCTTTGAAAGCCGTGGGTGTTTGGTTCCGCAGCCGAGACACTGGTAGATATCTGTATCTCCTACGAAATGATGCCAAGCATCCCGGAGCCTGGGGCTTGCCTGGGGGCAAAATTGAAACTGGCGAAACCTTGCTGGGCGGCATGGAGCGTGAGTGCATAGAGGAACTGGGATTTTTTCCCACCTACCTGCGCTTGATGCCTTTGGAAAAGTTTACTTCAGCGGACCAGGCATTCGAATATCACACCTGGGTGTGTGTGATTGACACTGAATTCACACCCCGACTCAATCATGAACATCTTGGCTATGCCTGGCTTGACGCTGGCACCTGGCCTAAACCCATGCATCCAGGACTCTGGAGCACTATCAATCTCGAAGCTGTACAAAGCAAAATCCTGCTGGTTGAGCAGGATCTTGTGACACGTTAGGCTTGACTTTCCTGGAACTGTACCTGGATCTCTCCAGTTGGGGTCGTAGAAGTTGACAGTGCAGTAATCTGCACTGCCAGTACCTCTGGACCATTTGGATATGTTCCTGTTCCTGGAATACTGCTGGTACCAATCTGTTTGACAGTGCCCAAGTCCAACACACCTGAGTTGGTTGTGGAGATTGGAATCGCAAACAAACGTTCGCCTCCAGTCAACGCAGTGGTAATCGCTGCAATGGTCATGTTCAAGTCATTGGCAGTGGTTGCGCCACCAATCACATTGCCCAGGATCTTGATGGTATCTCCCACAGCGTATCCGTCACCAGCTGTTTGCACAGTGATCTGTGTGGTTGTGGTGCTATACGTTGTACCTGCTGCTGTCAACTGCACTGTGATTCTAGCATTGGCACCTGAACCAGACACGTTGATCGGAGTCAAGTTGGCAAATGTTCTGGCAGTGCTGAATGTTGCCTTCACACCTGAACGTGTCATACCGCCTGTGGTGTTGAACGGTGCTGATGTCAAACCACCTGTTGCTTCTACTGTGTAACGTGGAGCAGTTGAGAACTGTGTGAAGCTGGGCTGGAATCCGCCGCCTGCGTTGTTGAGTCCTGCCCAACTGGTGTTGGCTGAGTCAATGTTGTTGGGATTCAAAATACCTTCAATCAGGTATCGTCCAGCGGTGACCTGAACGTTCAAGTTGCTCAATGTCAACTGGGCGCGGTTGATAAGGTCACGCACTCCCAGGTCACCAATGATACCATTGCTCACACTGGGTGCCAGGCGCATGACAAACGCTGTTTGTTTGTCACCAACGTTGGCTGGAAAGCCATAGTTGGTACGGTTGAATGTAAACTGATAACCGGCGTCATCATCAAATCCGCCATCCATAACTACTGCACTACCCCAGTGGTTGACCAGTGGTATAGCAGTGTTAGAGATCAAGATAACACCTGTGTTGTCCGCATGCGAGGTCGGCGAGCTGGATGTATAGCTTCGGCTTTGGCCTTCAGCCCACTGTACAAATGTTGCGCCGCGTGTGCAACCTGTTAGATCATTGCCTGCCTTGCCTGAGTATTTGATAATTTCACTTTCAATCATCACAAACACAGGATATGTCACACTGGCTGATGGGTAATCAGTTGCGTCACGCAAAGTAATTGTGGTAACTGCATCGTTGATTGCACCGTTGAGACCAGACACTGGTGTTTCATTGATGGCTTCATAACGTGCTGGCAAGTTACCTGAACGCATGTAGGCTTCGTTGTTCAAGTTGTTGTTGGGTCTACGATGTGCCATGATAAACTTACCGTCTTGGCCACGAATCATCCACTGTACATAACCAGCACCGTACCAGGAGTATTCAATACCATACATCTGCATCTTGCTTGGGTCTAGAGTAAAGCCCGATGCACCTGTGCCGTTTAACGGGTCAATATTAAAGTCTGCCTGGCGCACACGAAGTTCGTTGCGCAGTGCTGTTCTCACACGATTTTGGTTGCTAATACCACGGAAAGCAGGCACTATTGTCATGCGGTTGTTGTCAATGATACTGGTAACAGTATGACTCATACCTTTGATCACCAGCAGGTCACCGTTGTTGAGTTGGTCCTGGAAGCGGCAACTGCCGTCACCAGTCACAAGGTTGGATCCTGCGCCAACTGACACTAGACCAGCAACCTGGAATGTGCTTGAACGTTGCACCGCATTCACTGTGATGCCGTTGTTTTCCCAGAACAAGCCGTTTTGATCATCAAAGATACCAGCACGTACACTTGCGCCGTGCCAGGCAGTAACATTCAATCGAGGTTGTTGTCCCAGCACAGGAGTTGTGCTTCCAAGCAAGGCTTGTGCCTCTACTGTGAAACTGGTGTCTGACAGGATAGAAGTCACAACATAATTAGATTGGTCGTAGCCAGATGTTGTAACTCCTGTAATGGTCACTGTGGCACCAGGATTCAAGCCGTTTTCAACGTCTGTGGTCACAGTGATATTACTTGCAATTGCTGTACCGTCTGCACTCACAGCAGTAATGTCATATGTTGGGGCCAGCACTGAACCAGTGGAGAACAAAATACCTTTACCAGATTGATAGCGGAAGTATTTCTTGGTAACACGGATTGCACTTGCGCCGCGAGTTGGGGTTCCTGGACCCATCAAAACACCACCATCAAATGGTCGCGGTACAAATGCCGCATTGCTTCGCACAAATGCCAGGCCTGAGATGGTGCCGCTGACCGCAGCACCAGTTTTGGCCTGATATGTAAATGTTGTTGTGCTGGGTACGCTGAGAATAGTAAATGACCCTTCAGCGTAAGGATAGTTGGTGCCGGCACTCAGATTCATCAAGATTGGGGTTCCTGGCACAAGACCGTGAGCATAATTTGTGGTCACAGTGATTGTGCTTGGGTCGTTGCCGTCACTTACAATACTTGCCACGTCAAAGTCAGCACCAGTGTATGGGAATGCCTGACGAATAATTGTGTCTGTTTGGTTCAGCGGATATCCAGCAGCCAGGCTTGGACTACGACGTGGATAGTAGAAGAAGTTG